CCGAGAACTGTTCCGTCAGGCCCTTGGCTTCCTCCGGATACATCTGCATGACGCGCTGAAAGTCGGTAAACGTCACACCGGGCCCCATAAGCGAAGCCATCGCTTCCCGCTTCTGCTGTGCGGCTTGCTGCGCTTCTTGGTCCTGCCGCATCTGGCGGCCAAACTGAAAGCCCTGCAAAACGGATTGCAGCGGGTTTGCGATGTTCAGGCTGTAGTCGATCGGCCCCATTAGAACGCGCCCCTGAACCCGCCGCCGAGAGCAATGCCAGCCAGACCGCCGAGGTTATTGGCGAACCCGCCCCACGCATTGCCCTGCGCAATCGCGTTACCGGCCTGCGCCGCGCCGCCCTGCTGCAACAGGTTCCCAATGTTACCCGCAACATTAAGGCCAGCGCTACCGACCCCGGCTGCGCTGTTCTGACCGAGCTGCGTCATACCGCCCAGCTTGGCATACTGGTTTTCAAGGAACTGGTTGAGCATTGCGGGACGGAACTGTGCAAGCGCCCCCTGAACATTTCCGCCCCGCAACCCCCCCGTTGCCGAGGCGTTTTGCAGAATGCTTTCTTCACCCTGCCGAGCAAGAGCCTGAAAGATTGGGGACTGCTCTTGCCCCGCAACATAAGACTGCTGCGCTTCCGGGCCAGCCAAGCCAAGTGCGGCCATCTGCGCCTGTAGGGCAGGGCCACCAGCGTCAACATAGGGCTGAAGCAGAGCGCGCATCTGTTCACGCGCTGCCCGCTGTTCAGCAATCCCCGCTTCGCTTGCGGCGGTCTGCGCAGCGGACGCCTTGTTAGCAGCGTTAGACTGCGAGATAGCACCAACTGCGGAACTGCCGACAGTCGCGCCGATCAGGCCAATGACGGGATTAGGCATCGCGCATTTCCTTTACGTAATCTTCAAGGCTTTCGCCGTAGAGCCGCGCAACATTGGCAGCTATTTCCATCGCGGTTTCCATGCCGTGCGCAATCTGGACGCAAGCTAGAACAAGGTCATAGAACCCAGCCCGCCAGACGTAGGACATTGCCCCTGCTTCTCCCGCCTTTTCCAGGTCATCGCTTGCTTTCCATTTCAGGATGCACAAGGCGACCAGAGGCAACAGGATATGCTTGTTGGCGGCATAGAACTGGTTTTCAGGAAGCAGAACAAGAGCGTCACACAGCGCCCGGTCCAATTGATCCCGTTCGGGGAAGTCCCCGTCTGCCATATCGTCAAAGACCTGAGCGACATTCCACAAACCCATGAGCCAGTCATGGGCATCATTAGGAAGGCCGAACGCTTCCTTTAGGTTACGGGAAAGCCAGAACTCGGCAGCGGTCAAAAACGCCTCCACGCATGGAGGGCCACCGGCTGCCCGTTAACTCGGTGCGCCGACTATAACCTAACGCAAAAACCTATGCAAGCCTTGTGCCATTTAGCGGTCGCTCTCGGTATAGACACCGGCAACGCCGATAGCCGTTGTCGTGACAACCGTGTTGGCCGTCCCGTTCGACATAGCGCACTGCGGCCCCATGAAGGCCGTGTTGACAGGTAGCGTGGTCGTTGTGCTGTTTTCGTAAGTCACGCCGTTGACCACATCATCAAGCCGCCAGTATATTTCAGAGCCGTTTGGCGCACACCACATATAGAAGTCGTAACTGTTGCCAGCCGCGATAGCGTTTGCAAGGGTGATTTGCTGCTTGGTCGTAGTCGCCGTATTGCGGGTCACAAAGTTAAACGCCCCCGCGCCCGTGCTGGGATCGGTTGTATCGTGCCATAGCCCGCAAGTGTTGTTCAGGACTGTATCGGATGCAACGACATAGGTTGCGCTTGAAGCCGTCAGGCCCGCGAAAATCCGAACGGTGGAAGCTGGGTAAAGCTCGACAATAAACCGCGCCGCATAGAAGAAACCCCCCAGCCCCGCAGCACTACCGCGCCAGTAGTTAAGGCTATCCGCCGCCGCTGCCTTGATCCCTAGCGTCTGGTTAGTCGTGGTGACAACGTTAGCGTAACGGGTGCGCCGCATCTGGTTAGAGATAGCAGGAGCCGTGCTTGAAGGCGTGGGGTGCGAAACCGTCCCGCCAGAAGTCCAGACCGGGCCTAGACCTGTCCCCGAACCCGTCCCGGTGGTGCCGGTCGAAGGCACATACATGATAATGCGGTTCTGGAACAAGGCGGGCTGCAAACCGAACGGCGAGGCGCTTGGAGCGCGCGCCATAGGCAACACGCGGCCAGCAATGGATTGGCTATAGTGATGTAACCTACCAGCAGACGGAGCAGCGGGCACAGTCGTTATTGCGGCCATTGTAATGCCGGTGTCCGTGCCCCCCAAGGTCAGGTCGTTGGTTGTGCTATCCCAAGTAAGGTCTGCATCGCCGCCGAAAGCGCCTGCGTCGTTGAACTGGATTTGCGTCGTGGAACCACCAGGAGAACCGCCGCCGCCCCCGCCCGTTGCGTTAAGCGTAGTCCCCGACATCGAAAGATTGGTGCCAAGCGTAATTTCTTGGAAGTCGCCCGCGCCCGCTCCTGCGCCGCGCCCCAGCAGGATCGAAGCCGCAGACGAGTTCTGCATCTTGGCGAACGTTACAACGTCATTATCAATCGTCCAGACGGTTGCACCGCCCGAAACGGTTATATCACCCTTATCGCCATCGGAGACACCGCCACCCGTCCCCGGAGGAACGGCCCAAGTCCCGTCAGCACGGAGGAAGTTGCTTGTTCCGCCGCCAGATGAACCGGAAAGCTTGGTTAGAATTGTGCCGCTGGTTTCGTCGCCGGTATTGGTCCCGGACAAATTGCTTGCCGACAGTGCGCCGGATAGGTTCCACGTTCCGTTACCAGTGACCGTGGTTCCGTTAGCCGAACCTATCGTGATATTCGTGGTTGAACCGGCAACCCCGCCAGTGCCAATGTTCAGTGTCTTTGTGTTGCCTGAACCAGTGGCCCCGGCATCAAGTTCAAGCGTATGCGTCGAAGTCGAACGCCCGATACTGATTTGCCCGGTCTGTGCGGTGCCACCAATATTAATTGTGCCTGTCGTGGCGCTTGACGCGAAAACGTGCGACCCGCCTGAACTGCCGGTTAGGTTCAGCGTCCCGCTACCTGTCAGCGCAGCGCTAAAGGACATATTCGCGCTAAATGTGTTGGATTGGTCCAGAACAGGAATTACCCTTGTCGTTCCAGACATACGGACTTGCAAAGAAGCCCCGCCAATCCAGAGGTCGCCATCTGATAAAGTGGTCGGGCCAATTGTCCCGCTACTCCCAATATTCAGAAAAACGTTTGAGGCATTTGCAGCCGGAACCGTTACCCTTCCGGTAAAGTTGGCACCAGATAGATTTGCCTTGGCATCTAGTGCCGTCTGAAGATCGGTCTGACTGGAAAGAGTGCCGGTGATACCACCCCATGAAACCGTAAACGAGGGCGCAGACCAGTTGCCATCGGCCCGGAGAAAATTGGTCGTCCCACCACCCGATGCAGGGACAAGTCCCTTTGCTCCGCTGGTGAAGGTATCCAGAAGCGCGGTTGCCTGCGTCCCGGTCAGAGCCAATGGCGTTGCTGCGCTGCCCGTGTTGTTCCCGATGAAACTGTTAGCGGCAAGGTTCGCCATTCTGGCAAGCGTGATATGCCCCGCGTCAACCGATGCCGAAAGCGCAACCGCCGCCGAACCGTTAAACCCGACCGCCGCCGCAGTAATCCCGCCGCCAGTGATCGAGAAGTTACGGGAAGTGGTCAGGGTTGCCGCGCTGCCCGTGGTGTTCTGGTTAAGGGTGGGAACGTCCGCCGCAACGATAGCGCGGAACGTAGGGCCACCAGAAGCCCCGTCAGGAGCCGCTAGGAACGTGTTGGCAGTCTGCGAGGCAAAGTTAGCCGGAACAACCGAAAGCGTCCCGCCAAGGGTAAGGTTGCCCGAAACCGTGACAGTGCCCGTAAGCGTCAGGCCCGAAACCGTCCCCGTCCCGCCTACGCTAGTTACAGTGCCGGACCCGCCGCTTATCGTTGCCCAAGTGCCATCGCCGCGCCAATATGTCGAAGCGCTAGCCCCCGTTCCACCGTTCAACCGCGAAACAGAAAGGTTGCCAGTCAGGTCCGCCGCACTGCCGCTGGTCGCCACAGTTGCAAGCCCGGTGATAGTCGAAACCGATTGCGTCCCGGTGTGGTTGGCCCGGTCCAGCAAATAAGCGTCGGTCTGGTTTGCCGTGGCTCCCGCCTGAATACCCGCAAGCTTGGTTTCCTGTGCTGTGGTAAAACTGGCTGTGGTATTCGTTAGGACTGTCGAAAGCGGCTGCTTGTCGTTCAATGCGTCCTGTAGATCGGTCTGTGTCGAAAGCGTCCCGGTGATAGTCCCCCACTGCGCCCCGCCGCCTTGCTCGATGATGTAGCTAGTCAACACCCCAACGGTCATCGACCGGGTATCACCTTGGGTAACGCGGTAAATCGGGATCGTGTCATTGATTGACGCGAATTGAACCGGGGATAGCTGCTTGATCGTAGTCATTACGAAATAACCCGGCCCGATGCTCTGATATTGATCGCGCTAGACGTTCCTGCCAGCGTCGAGATAAAGCCCCCGTTTTCCAAAACGTGCCCCGTCAATTCGGGAAAGGTGTAAGTCTCCCCGGGCTGTAGGGTCTTGGTCTTGACGGTAAGGTTTTGGTTGCCCGCGCTATCGGCAAACGTCACAAGGTTGACCGACAGAACCGCAGCCGAACCAGAGTAATTGGTGGCCGTGAACTTGTCGATAATCGTCACAACGTTTGAGCTGATATACTGCGTTACCTGCGCAGCCTCAGCGGTCTTTGCGGGAATGATAACGCGGCTGGTTGCTGCCATGACTAAGACCCCTGAATATTGTTCGTGATGATGATATTAGCCGAAGGCACCGCAGGATGCACCCCCGTTGCCGCATCATAATGCAGGGTAACGCCCGTGTCAGATGCTTCCCACATCAATTCGAGATAGTCCCCCGCATTGACTTGCAACAGGAAGTCCCCCGTTATCATGTTTTCCTTGGAACCGCTATCTACCACCATGACGGAAGAGGATGCAGTCAGATCAGTAGACCCGTTAAGCCGCAGCCAAGTCCAAATCCGATGGTTTGAACCTCCGGAATTAATGATCTGAAGCGAGTAGCTGACCCGGTAGATATTGGCCCGCGCAACCGTTAGCCGAGACGTTGGCGAACCGATGGTTACTCCAAAAGCCGCCCGCGTGTCGCTGAAGGTCACGGCATAGGCCGTATTCGCTACCGCTGCCGTCTGGTCTGCCAGACTGTAGAATGAACCGTAGTCATATCGCCGAACGTGGGGCGTGTAAGCCGGTGCAAGTTCCAGCGATGTAATCCGGCTTTCCAGATCGGTCGCACGGTCCAGAGCCGCCCCAGCCGCCGCCAGAGCGTTGCCAGCGTCAATCGTGGTATCATCGACCGCACCGGAAACCAGATAGTCCTGGTTAAGCGTAAACAGCTTTTCAAACTGCTTGATCGCTTCGGGATCGTTGCCGACAATCTTGGCAATCTGCGCGCGGGACAGGCGAAGGTTGTTCAGGGCCATTACCAGGCCAGCGGTTCTACCCGCCCCTCCAACCGTGCTACAGCTACATGCGCGTCACTGGTCCCCCGAAACCTTTGAAGCCGCCATTGCTGCATTGCACCGCACTGCGCCCACACCAGACGTTTGGCCCGGTCCCCTTGTGCGCCTGCGCTAATCGTCCGGTCCTGCGACCATGTAACCCCGTCAATCGAATAGGACGTAGTGATTGCCGGATTAACCCCAAAGGCAACCGAACCCGTCAAGCCGGTTAACTCAAGTTCGTGAATAATCGCCCCGCGCCCCTCGTTGAAAAGGATTTGGGTTGAAAACTCCCAAGAGACTTCTGCGCCCCAATGTGTTGACACATCTCGGACAAGGTAGCCAAGGTTGCTGCTATCGGGATCGCCGCACAGCCACTTATCAAAGGCCCGTGTGAAGAACCTTGCGCGATAACCATCACCACTGGTCAGGGTAAACCAAACCGGCGTCTGCAATTCCGCACTGGCCCCAGCGTCATAAACCAAGGTCTTGTCGGGCAGGTGGATATAGAGAAATTGATGGGAACCTTCGTTGCGGGTTTCCACAATCGTCTCGGCTAGAATGTCCTCTGAATACCCTGCTAGGATCAGGTCAATCTCATGCGTCGAAAGCTTCTGCGCCTGTCCGTTCAACCCAAGGTAGACAGAGATTTGCTCGTTAAACCCACTGCCAAGAAACGCAATGGCCTCCATGTAGATGCAGCAAGCGTAAGTCCCCACACAGCCCTTTTCAATCTGCGCGCCTTCAATCCGCTGGAACGGGAACAGGTCGCCGCCGATATTGTCAAAAAACTCGATAGTATGACGGTTAAGCGCTGCCACTTCATTGCGAAGTTTCAGGAGTGCGTTGATCGGGTCCGGGTCCGCTTCGGCAGAGCCATACTTCAAGGGGTTTACAGCCAGCGGGTTAGACAGGTCCGTCACAACCAGAAACGTGCCGTCCGTGGTCATGTAATAGCCGTCAACCCAAACCACATCTTCCGCCGCGCCCAAGTCCGGGTCCGTCACTTCAATCAGGGTGCCATCATAGTAGAACAGCTTCCCCGCCGAAGTGATAGCCAGCCGGTCAAACCCGTAATCCATCGTTACCGGGCGCGTATCTGTCCCCACGTCCCCTAGGACCGTCACAGTGCCATTGATCGCCACAGAGACGAGCTTAGACCCCATCACCGCGTAGACGTTGCCCAGCCAGTTAATCGCGCCCCTGAGAACACCAGGACCGGACCCGAACGAGGCAATGCCATCGCCCGGACGCAAATAGCCTTCATTGATCCCCGTTGCCTTAGGCGTGGGAACGAGGTTCAGCGGGTAGCTGGTCCGGAAGTCCGGTTGCACATTCGCATAAATGCCAGAAAGGATCGGGATTTTCATGGCTATGCGTTCGTTACCGACCCATTGATAATCCACTTGTCAGGCGAGGAACCAAGATTGATCCCACCGCCCGCGTTAATCGCCGTCGCATCTCCCTTCACAAAGCCGCGCGGCTGCGTCCCAGTGAAGTTTGAACCGTTGCTGCCCCAATCGGCGGGCTTGCCATCAGTGGCTGCGATGCCGTTGTGATTGGCGGCAACGTTCAGGTCTACAAACTCGTCCGTCATCAGGAACAGGCCAAAGCGTCCATCGGTTAGGCCGGAGCCAGTCGGCGGCGTAGTGTCGCTCTGCCCCATGATGCCGTGCGCCGTGCGGGCCAGTGAGAGAACGCCGGTCTTGTGCAGCACGACATAGGGGAACGGGTCAATCTCCTTGCCGCGCATCAGGTAAAACACACCAGTCGAGGCGTTGTAAGTGAATACGAACAGGCGCTTGGCCTCGTTCGACCCATCCGCCTGCATGAAGTTGAAGGACGATTGCAGCTGAATAATCGTCGCGCCAGCCGAGTTCTTGATATCGATGCGAATGGCATTCTTTGAAGATGTCGGCAGCTTGCGGATCGAGTAGTCAGCCGTTACCGACTGCGCAAAGTAGGAGTTGACCGTATCTGCCGCGTCGA